ATGCATTCCTCATCACAAGAAAAGAGGGCTAGCTACCGCCCGGAATATACGCTATAAACGATATACCTCCACCTGTTAAAACGATGAGAGCTTTTCTCAGGGCAGGGAAGGAAAGGAGCTTCTATGGACGAAGAACGCTACCGTGCCGTGCTCACGGATTTGCAACAGGTCGTGGGGGGCAACCCGCTTGAATTTGACAAACACGGCGTCTGTTATCTTGTATGGGAAGGAGCGGGGACACTCGCCCTGCGCAAAGAGTTTTTACTGAACTCAATCGGAATCAGCATGCGCCTTGCCGCAGTGTTGCCTGATCCTCTGCTGCCAGATTTTGTGGAGGAAGTGCTCGAACGAGCCTTTCTCGCCTGGGACGGGGGCGATTGCCTCTTGGCTCAAACCCCGGACGGAGGTCTGGAGGCGCAGGTCAGTCTGCCCTTGGCCGCATGGGAACAGGAAGGCCCCGCACGCCTTCTGGATCGCTTTGGAGAACGTGCTCATTCGCTGTCCGCTCTGCTGGCGGATGAAGCCGACAAAGCTGATACATTCCGAACCGAAAAAGAGTTTATCCCGTCCTTCGCGCTGCGCGTATGACCCAAAGGGGGATGCAATGTTTCATGAAGAAGACTTTGAAGGCCCCTTGGGCGAACTGGAGCCTCTTTTAGGCTATAAGCCGGCTTTTGACGAAAAAGGCGAATGTTGCCTCTCCGCTGAGGGCTCCCTGCCTGTGACCCTCCGCCGCGATACTGAGCGCCAATGCCTTGAGATAAGCAGCCTCTTGGCGCTGGACATGCCGGAATCTCTCGGACGCGAAT